GGTACAAGTGGAGTCAACTTCAAGAAACTTGGAGAGGATGTAAAAGCCTATCAGACAGCTGAGCAAAACCGCATCTATGCCGTAGAAACCGAAACGGACGCCTTAGAGAAACTTCAAAAGGCGCAAGAGGACTACGCCAAGGCACAAAAGGACGGAACAGAAAGCGAGAAACAAGCCGCTACAAACGCTCTTGAAACAGCGCAGCAGAATGCAGACATTGCGTCCGCCAACGTAAAGACACAGACAGACATCGCCAATCAAGCCCAACAAAATGTATCCGATACCGCAACCAAACTGAAAGCGAGCATGGAAAATATATTGGGAGGATTGCAACAACTTTCTTCGGGCGGACTATATGACGCATACAGTGGAATCATCAAGACGGTGAACGGATTCAAAGACGTGATAGGCAAGACGTCAGAATCTCTTAAGGAGGTCCCCATTGTCGGATGGATTCTGTCCATCATTGACGTACTCAAAGACGGATTGAGCAATCTTGTGGGTGGTTTGCTTGACGCTGTCCTGAATGCAGTCAGCGGAATTATCGGTGATGTCTTGTCAGGTGATTTATTCGTAACAATTGGAGAATCTCTGAAAAACGGGATAGGCAATATCCTCAATGCGATTTCTTTCGGCGGTTTTAATTCTTTGTTTGGTATTGGTGGTAATAAAAAAGAAGTCGAGGAAGCTATTAATAGGCTTACCGATCGAAATGAAACACTACAAACCGCTATTGAGGATTTGACAGATGTAATGGAAGCCAGCAAGGGAACAAAGTCCGTTTCCGCGTATGCTGATGCGAAGAAACTGCAAAAAGAGACGGAAGAAAACTATAAAAAAATTGCACAGGAACAGGCTAGATACTCCAATTCCCATCATAGCTGGAACTACTATTGGGGAGGATTCAACCAAGAGGAAATCTCTCGTCTTAGCCAGCAGATAGGCAGAAACTGGAACGGTGATATATGGTCCCTTTCTCCTGAAGAGATGAAAGTGCTCCGCAGTAATGTTGATATGTGGGAGAAGATTCAGAATACTGGCAAGGGTGGTTATGGTGAGCGTTTGACTGACAAGTTGAATGATTATGTTGAGCAAGCTGGTAAGCTGGAAGAACTTACAGACAAACTCTATGAAGGTCTTACTGGTATCACTTTCGATGGAATGTTTGACAGCTTTGTGAACAATCTTATGGATATGAAGTATGAAGCTAAGGATGCAGCGGAAGATATAGCAGAGTATTTCATGCGTGCCATGCTGAGTAATAAAATCGGTGAAATGTACAGCGAGAAACTCGAAGAGTGGTGGAAGAAGTTCGGTGCCGCCATGGAGGATAACAATCTGACCGAAGTAGAGAGAGAAGCCTTGCAGGATGAATATATGAAATATGTGGAGGAAGCCATGAAGCTCCGTGACGAGCTTGCCGCAGCAACCGGATATGACAAGATTTCACAGGAGTCCTATTCCCAATCTTCTTCATCAAGAGGGTTCGGCACTGAAATGACACATGAAGATGTAGGAGAACTAAGCGGTAGGTTTACAGCATTGCATATTGCAGGAGAAGAGATAAAGAATCAGAATATCATTCAATCTCAATCACTTAATCTACTGACAGTAAAAGCAGATGCTCTACTTTCCATAAATACGGAAACAAGAAATATTGCTGATGATACGCGGGATTTGATAGCGCAATCCTATCTTGAATTGGTACAGATTTCAGAAAATACAGGGGCAATCGTCAAACCTATTCAACAGATACAAAGAGATATAGCAGAAGTTAAAAAGAATACAGCAAAATTATAGTCTATGAATGAATTATTAATTAATGACGAAAACGCTTACACGACATGGGGTGTGAGAATGGGAGAGGGGGTTCTTGATGCTATTGGGGCATCCGCTCCCATGAAGGATTTTATTGAGAACAAAAGCAGACTTGAACATGGGAAGCGGGTAATAATCAATAATCCGAAAGTCGATGAGAGGGAAATAACACTTTCTTTTACAATTGAAGGAAATTCCCAATCTGATTATCAAGCAAAGAAAAAAGCTTTCTTCGATGAACTTTATAAGGGCAAGGTTGATATTCAAGTCTCGGCTAATAGTAGCGAGATTTATCATCTGGTTTATCTCGGTAAAAGTATCACTTACGCACAGAGTTTAGACCGAACTTTCGGAAAAATTTCAGCCAAGTTCAATGAGCCGAATCCGGCCAACAGAACTTAATTCACGACATTGGTTTTATTGTCGTGTATGTGAGTGCTCAAAATTGGGTACTCTTTTTTTTATCTCCGAACTTTGAAGACATGAAACAAATCGACATCAAAGACATATCCGGTGCTATCCAGCTTACAACTCTGATCAATGAAGGCTGCAAGCGTAAGTTCACTCTGATGAAGGAGGACTACATCATGTTAAAGTTCTCCTTAGAGAATCCCATATATTTCAAACTTGGCTCATACGTGGAGTGTGACTTCGGACTGTTCGAAGTGTGCGATTTGCAGAAGCCCGCATTCAACACCAATACCGCCGGCTACGACTATGAGCTTCAGCTTGATGCCTATTATTGGAAATGGAAAAACAAAATCTTCAAATATACCCCGGAGACGGCCGGACAGGAGGCGTCCTGGAACCTGACTGCCCCGCTTGACGTACAAGTCGGTATAGTCCTGAGAAATTTAAAGGCTCTTGGTTACACATACAAAGGACAGGATTTTGTTTTCTCCATTGACAGTACGGTAGAGAACAAATCACAACTGATGTCTTATGAGAACATCAACATTTTGGATGCCTGTTTCTCCATGGCGAAAAAATGGGATTGCGAGTGCTGGATAACCGGGAATATAATCCATTTCGGGTGTTGTGAGTTTGGCGACGCGGTGGACTTCGAGATCGAGAAAAACGTGCAGGAAATGCCACGATCTGAATCCCGGTCCACCTATGCGACAAGAATCTACGCTTTTGGTTCCACCCGTAACATACCGGCAGACTACCGCCCCATTGACGAGACCGTGGTTGTGAACGGTGTGGTGCAGCGCAGGCTGATGCTTCCCGAAGGCACTCCTTACATTGACGCTTATCCTGATATGACTACCGAGGAAGCCGTCGAGCAGGTGGTTATCTTCGATGAAGTCTATCCCCGAAGAACGGGCACCATGTCGGATGTTACTACCATCGAGGTGACGGACAAGGTGGAGAATGAGGACGGCACAACCACTGAGGAAAAATGGAATGCCTACCGTTTCAGGGATACAGGTGTTAACTTTTCCGAGAAATATATCCTCCCCGGTCAGGAGCTGAGGATACGTTTCGCGTCCGGGCTTCTCAACGGTCTGGAGTTCGCCGTGAAGTTCAATCCTGAGGGAAAGCCGGAGAAGCTGGAGGATGGCGGATGGAACCCTGAGGCACAGCTTTGGGAGATAGTCAGGAATGAGGACTACGGCAGACCACTTCCCGGCGATGTGCTCTTTCCCCAGGATGGAGATGAATATGTACTATCCGGCTGGGACAGCACGAAAATAACCGAACTGGGGCTTGTGGGTGCTGCAGAACAGGAACTGAAGGTCAAGACGGAAAAATACGCTTCCAAATCAAAGGTTGACCCGAGTACTTACGACTGCACGATGATGTCCGGTGACGCATACCGCGAGGACGGCATTCATAACCTCTACAGCATTGGTCAAAAGGTTAATCTTATTAACAAAGCCTATTTCGATAACGGAAGGCAGTCAAGGATTATCGGTTTTGAATTTAACTTGGATTTCCCGTTTGACTCACCTGTCTATACTGTTGGGGAAACCGCCTCCTATTCTCGTATCGGCGAGCTGGAGGAGAAGGTTGAGAGCCTTACCCTGAAAGGACAGACCTATACGGGCGGTGGTGGTAGCGGCGTGTATGTGATTGGAAGCCACGACTCAACCCCGGCGACAGACCATAACGTGTATTCCGCATTACGCTCGTTGAAAACTTTTCTTCGTAAAGATAAAGAAGATATCGCTAATGAGCTGATCACTTTTTTGAAAGGTCTTTTGATTGGTAAGAACGGTAGTGGAATTACTGTACTGGAAGATGGTACCTCTCAAGCCGTTGTTGACCGGCTTTATGTGAAGATTAAGGCTGTCT